GACTATCTTCCTAAGAAGCCAACTGAGATTGAACTCAAGGTAATGAAGGAAATGTTTGAAGCGTCAGTTGACGGTGAAGCATACGATATGGATCGTTGGGGTCAGTATTTCAAACCAGCTGGTATGGGTCAAAACACAGGCGACCCACAAAAGCAATCCACTCCTAAAGCATCAACTGATGACAGCTATGATGACGAACCGGCTACTAAGACTGCGGATGTTCCTGCCTCAAAGGCAGCTGATACATCTAGCACCACTAGTGACAGTCGTGCTCAAGACATCTTGGCAATGATTCGCAATCGTCAGAAGTAAACACGGCTTGGGCCTCTGTGACTTAGTCATACGCCCAAGTTCTCACACCTAATAGGAGAAACAACATGTCAAACAAACTAGGTAAACTAGCAAAAGTAAACGAGTCAATTACTATCAATCGTTATGATAATGGTTGGATGGTAGAAGTCGGCGGCCGTGATAATGACGGTGAATGGAAGAACTGTAAGATTGTATGTAACACAGAAGATGAAGTCCTTGCTGTGGTTAAAGAATACAATAAAATGAATTTGGATAGTTAATATGGCAAATAAAGCATTTGATTTATCAAAATTTCGTAAGACCTTAACTAAAAGCATTGATGGCTTAGGTATCGGTTTTAACGACCCCACTGATTGGGTTAGCACGGGCAATTTTGCCCTAAACTATCTTATTAGTGGCGACTTTAACAAAGGTATTCCTTTGGGTAAGGTTACTGTATTTGCCGGCGAGTCTGGTGCTGGCAAGTCATACATTTGTTCTGGTAACATTATCAAGAACGCACAAGAGCAGGGCATTTACTGTATCCTAATTGATTCAGAAAACGCTCTAGATGAAAAATGGTTACACGCACTTGGTGTAGATACAAGTGAAGATAAACTTCTCAAGTTGAACATGGCTATGATTGATGACGTGGCAAAAACAATCCACGAATTCATGACAGAATACAAAGCTATGGATCAACGTCCTAAGGTCTTATTTGTCATAGACTCATTGGGTATGTTGCTTACCCCTACCGACATCAACCAGTTTGAAGCGGGAGATCTAAAGGGCGACATGGGTCGTAAACCTAAAGCATTGACAGCACTTGTTCGTAACTGTGTTAACATGTTTGGTAATTATAACGTGGGTATGGTTTGTACAAATCACACATACGCTAGCCAAGATATGTTTGATCCAGATGACAAAATCTCAGGCGGTCAAGGCTTTGTCTACGCAAGTTCTATCGTAGTTGCTATGAAGAAATTGAAGTTGAAAGAAGACGAAGACGGTAACAAGGTTTCAGAAGTCAACGGCATCCGTGCCGCTTGTAAGATTATGAAAACTCGTTATGCAAAGCCGTTTGAAACATTACAGGTTAAGATTCCATACGAAACAGGTATGAATCCTTATAGTGGTCTTGTTGACTTGTGTGAAAAAGCCGGATTGTTAAAACAAGAAGGTAATAGGCTCAAGTGGGTCGATCCAGAGACAGGTGAAGAGTTCAAATTCTACCGAAAAGAATGGAAAGATGATAAATTAGATATGTTAATGAGTAAATTTCATATCAAATCTTTAACAACTGAAACCATTCCTGAGGAGATAGACGAGAATGTTGAATGAAACACAAATTGGTGATATCTGGTTAAACTTTGTCGAATACTTAGATAAAAAACAATTAGAAAACGTAGCAGAAAGATATATTGACTTACTAGCTGACTTCGGTGTCAGTGATAAAGTGTTCAAAGGTGCCATAGGTATCGATGATACACTTGATCAAGCTATCGGTTACTATCTCGACGACGAAGAAGAAGACGACGATTATAAAGAAATGGAGTTCTAATGGGCTGGTATACTGAGATAGCTAAAGATATTTCAAATATTCCACAGGCAGTAGATCACTTTGAGTCTGAATTAAAGGCCGCAAAGGATGAATGCCGTGTATATGGTAATATTGAAAGAGCATCTGCAAATATGCCTGGAATTGTTGAGCAAAGATTCTCACAACTTCAGGAAATTGAAGCTATCTTAGAATATCTTAACATAGAATTAAGAAGACTACGTAGTCAACACTTTAGAAAATATTTAGAAAACTATCAACGAGCACTAACCAGCCGAGATGTTGAAAAATATGTCGACGGTGAAGACGATGTAGTCGACTTTGAGAAAATAATTAACGAATTTGCTCTTTTAAGAAACAAGTGGTTAGGCATTACTAAAGCTCTTGATCAAAAACAGTGGCAACTGACAAATATTATAAAACTTAGAGTTGCTGGCATGGAAGATGCTACTTTATAATTAGAGCAATTTGCTCAAAACCCTGAACATAGGCCTTAAATAATTAAAAGGCCTATTTTCTTTTAAGGTATTGACTTTTGTAATAATTTAGTTTAAAATAACAGTATGAACATTGACCATCTATTGCTTGAAATTGAAAAAAGAGGATTTGAAAATCTTCCAACAACAATCCCAACTCGAGATTTAAAAATTTTAAAAAGTCTTTCAGTCTCGGTGATTAGTCCTTTATTCATTACCAAGAATCAAGCTAGACTATTAGTAAAAATTCTCACTGAAAATAAGAAAAATTTAACAACAGTGGAAGAATTTATTGAAAGTGCATTAGCTGATCCTCTTTGGTCAAAACCTTTTAGACCAGTTGATCAAATAAAAAGAATTTTTATCAACAAGACAAAAGACTATGGACAGTCGTTAGCTGTTGAATTTTCGTTTAATACAAATTTCAGGAAAATTCTCCAAAATTTAACCAGGACTGTTGACGGTACGATAAACTTTACTGCTGGTAAAGTTACCCTTCTCGACCTTACTGAAAAAAATATTGTTCTAATTGTTGAAAATTTCAAAAAACACAAATTTGAAATAAGCGAAGAAGTACTTGGTTTTTACAATACCATAAAATCTTGGAATTTTCATGAAATTTCACAAAAATTCCACCTAGAGCAAATCAAGGGGTCTAACGCATACAACGCCCTAATTGAGGATATTGGAGAAGACGGCTTGACCAACGAAGATCTAGTTGAAGACAGGCGAATGAAATTTCAGTACCAAGGCAGTTTTTCAGAAAAAACTGAAAATTCCGTAAAAAATACCATAATTTCAAGATCTAGTACAAAGGTATGGGTAAACGCCAATGAGACCGGCTTGCATGAGTTACTGACTTCACTGGTGGAACTTAAAAGATTTCCAATTTTACTGACTTGGGAACATAATGTAGAAAAGTCAGCATTAGAAATTTTAAAGGCAGTTGACGAAGGCCTCAAAAAATGTGAAATTTCCAGTGGAGTAGGAGTTTATTTTAGATTAGACAATTCAGACATTGGAAAAGAATTCAATAGACTAATTGCAGATAACAAGTATAATGTTATACTAGATGACAGTACAAAAGTCGCATGTGTGCCTAATGGAAAAATACCTAAATTTTTCATAAAAAACAGTTGGACACCAAAAACAGTGGTATCAATAGGCACATCACTGAGGTATAGTAAAACTGCGGTATATGCCAACTGCTGTGACTTGATTATAACTTATCATCATACACCGACACTGATGGAAAATATTAAAAGCCTATGAGCGTACGATTAGTAATACAAGACGAAGTTAACATAAAATTTGAAAATCTTCCATTAGACGCAAGGAAGAAGTTATCCAACACATTCAAATACGAAATCCCATACGCAAGATATCATCCAGCGTACAAGCTAGGACGTTGGGACGGCATGGTTAGTTTATTTGGTCTTGGCGGTACAGGCTACCTAAGCCAACTAGAACAAATTTTAGAAATCCTTCACAGCCTTAGGGTAACAGTAGACGACATTGACGATCGACGAACTAGCGGGCAGTTTAGTTTCGATCCAGTGACAGAAACATACTGGGCTGATCAGGGTAAAGTATGGCCAGTTGGTCACGAGAAAGCTGGTCAGCCTATAATGTTAAGGGACTATCAAGTAATTGCTATTAATAACTTCTTAACAAACACCCAATCACTTCAAGAAATTGCCACTGGTGCTGGTAAAACTATTACCACAGCAACTTTAAGTCAACTAGCGGAGAAATTTGGCAGAACAATTACTATTGTACCAAATAAAAGTCTAGTTGAACAGACCGAAGAAGACTTTATCAACGTTGGATTAGATGTTGGCGTTTACTACGGAGATAGAAAAGATTTGTACAAGACACATACTATTTGTACATGGCAAAGTCTTAACATCTTGGATAAGAAAAGTAAAAATCACGAACAAGACATTTTAACACTAGCAGAATTTCTTGACGGAGTTAAGTGTGTAATTGTTGACGAAGTACACATGGCCAAGGCAGAAGTATTAAAGAATTTGCTAACACAAAATTTATGTAATGCTCCAATTCGCTGGGGACTAACTGGAACAGTACCTAAAGAAAAATTTGAAAGCGAACAAATTTTTGCCAGCATTGGTCCAGTAGTAGGCGGCATTAAAGCACACGAATTGCAAGAAAGAGGCGTGTTAAGTAACTGTCATGTTAATGTAGCACAGTTAATTGACCTACCAGAATTTACCAGCTATGCTGAAGAATTAAAGTATCTAGTCACAGACGATGACCGGATGATTTATATCTCAAAATTAATTAAAAATATATCGCTATCAGGAAATACACTGGTACTAGTCAACAGGATTGACAGTGGAAAATTCTTAGTTAACGAAATTGAGGACAGTGTGTTTATTTCGGGTGAAGTAAAAACAACTGCTCGGAAAGAAGAGTACGATGAGGTTAAGACAAGCACTAACAAGGTTATTGTGGCGACTTATGGTGTGGCCGCTGTGGGTATTAATATCCCCCGTATTTTTAATCTGGTTCTTTTGGAGTCCGGAAAGAGCTTTACAAGGGTTATACAAAGTATTGGGAGAGGCATTAGAAAAGCAGAAGACAAAGACTTTGTCCAAATCTGGGACATAACCAGTACTTGTAAGTATGCCAAGCGGCACCTTACAGAAAGAAAGAAATTTTACAAGGAGGCCAAGTATCCTTTTACATTAGAAAAGGTTGACTGGCAAAAATAATATGCAGATTTTAACATTAGATAACATGGCGTTCAGCCTTAATAATCT